ACCGATGATAGTCAGTCCGACAGGTCTGCAACAACGTGGGATCGAAATGTGGCTGATCGCTGGCGAGCCAAAGGCTGGCCGGTGCATCCGCTCTACACCGCTCCCACCGCCGCTCTTGAGAAGGGAGACGGGCGGGATGCGTGGATCAGCGTCGATGCCGAAAAGCCGCGCGCCGAATGGGACAAGTATTACGAGGATGATTTTTCTGAGCCGGTCGCTGTGATGATTGATTACAACGGACATCATCGCCGCTCGGAGATGACGTGGCGTTATTCGTTCGCACACGGCGGATGGGTGATCGCGAACCTGGCCGACGGGTACATGCCGAGCGATTACGTGGAATACGGAACGGTGACGCATTGGGCACCACTGCCGGCCGCCCTGTCTCAGAAAGCCAACCACCTGGCGCAGGAAGCCGATCGGGGCTGATATGGTACGCTTTGTAACAATTGCCAAATTCTGCGAGTTGACCGGGATGACCCCGGCAGCCGTGTACACCAAAAAGTGCAAGGGCGTCTGGCTTGAGGGGACCGTCTGGCGCTACGCCCCAGGGTCCAAGACGATCCTGATGGACATCGAGGCCTACGAAAAATGGGTAGAAAAGGGACCGGAGTCACCCCAATTTCCGACTCCAGCTATGAGATCGCCTTCACTTTCAAAGGCAAACGCTGCCGCGAGAGGGTCAAAGCGAAGCCCAGTCCTGCCAATACTCGAAAGCTAGAGCAGTTCCGCGCCGCCATCCTGCACGCGATCGACAAAGGCGAATTCAACTACAGCGAAACATTCCCCGGCTCGAAGCACGCCGAGCAGATGGCGGAGCAGCCGGGCGATGTCCTCACCGTCGAGCGCTATTTCGACCAGTGGCTAACGCGCAAGCAGGCCGAGATCAAGGCGTCGACGTACAAAGGCTATTACGGGATCGTTAATCGGTTCGTCATTCCGAAGTTCGGAAGGCTAGCTCTATCCGAACTGAAGCGCGCCGCCATTCGTGACTGGCTAGCCACCATCGACGCGAAGAAAGACGAGAAGGTCACTAACAAGCGCCTCTCGAATATTCAGAGCTGCATGCGGTCCGCTCTCGCGGATGCAGTCGCCGACGAAATAATCGACGCAAATCCGCTGGCCGGATATACATATTCACGAATCGAGCGGCCTGTCGCGGGCGACGTCGACGACGAGGTTGATCCGTTCACGCCAGAGGAACAGACAGCGATCCTTGCCAAGCTCCGTCCCGCTGAGCGCAACCTGACGCAGTTTTTCCTGTGGACTGGCCTGCGCACGTCTGAGGCTATCGAACTGAACTGGTCAGACATCGACTTGATGGGCGGATACGTGCGCGTGCGCCGCGCGCTGACGCGCGAAGCCAAGGGCGTTGCCGAGCTACCCAAGACGAGTGCCGGCCGTCGCGACGTCAAGCTTTTGGAGCCCGCGCGCGCCGCCCTGCTCGCTCAAAGGGAAATCACATACATGGCCGAGCTAGACGGCCCGGTGTTCATCAATCCGACAACGCGCGAACGGTTTGCCGGATCACATCAGTTCTGGCGGATCTGGCAGACCGCGCTGAAGCGTGCACTTGTCAGGTATCGCCGTCCGTATCAGACACGACACACCTATGCGTCAATGATGCTGTCCGCCGGTGAGCACCCGATGTGGGTAGCCAAGCAGATGGGGCATGCCGACTGGACAATGATCGCGCGCGTCTATGGCCGGTGGATGCCGTCGGCTGACACCGACGCTGGAAACAAGGCCGTCGAGAAGTTCGCCCAGGATGCTGGCATATTTGCTGTCAAAAACTCCGTAAACCCGGCAAAAACTGGCTAGATTTTTAACAGCAGAAAATCTGAAAGCCTTGCTGGATAAGGGTTTGATGGTGCGAGGGAGGGGACTCGAACCCCTACAATTTCTTGTGTGGGCTTGCTTGGATGACCGATGCTGGCAAAAAGCTGTCATTCCAAATCCTCGCCCGCCTCCCTTGTCTCGTCGCGGGCAATCCATCCCGGTTAGTGAAGTGCGCCACAAGCAAATCTGCACCTTCGCGAATCGTGTAGACTGCGCGCGATACCAAAATGCTCAGACAATGAACGATCAGCCGCCCCTTTACATCAAGATTGTCGTCCGGTCAGCGGGCGCAGTGTCCGTCGCATCCATCCTATGGATGCTGTCAGGCGCGCAGCTCCCGACCGAGACATGGATGATCAGCGGCACCGGCATCCTCCTGTGGGTGTGGAGTGAATGGGACTGGTGGCGCCAAGGAAAGAGCAAATGAAGAACCGAAACTTCGGGCTGGATGTGGTGCGCATGTTCGCCATCCTGCCGGTGCTCGCCGTGCACTACTCCGCGTTCGCGCTCAAGGATGTGCCGCAACTGATCTACGTTACCGGCGATCTCGGCGTCGAGATATTCTTTGCGCTGAGCGGATTCCTGATCGGCGGGATTATCCTGCGTGACTTCGAGCGTGGCTTTTCGTGGCGCGTCAGCCTGAATTTCTATGTGCGCCGGTGGATGCGCACCCTGCCGCTCTACTACGTCTTCTTCGTGGCATCGGCATTCGTCACCATTTACGGGATCACGCTGGACAAGGTGTGGTCAGCGAAGTGCCTCGCTTACCTCCTGTTCCTGCAAAATCTCGCGTGGCCGATGCTGGCGCAGTGGTATCACGAGAGCTGGTCACTGGCCATCGAAGAGTGGTTCTATCTGATCTTCCCGGCCATGTTCGCGGTGCTCGTCGGCGTGCCGGCGCGCACGCGGATTCTGGTTATCGCGGTGACCCTCATCGTCGTCCCGCTCGCCCTGCGCATATGGTTCTACGATCCGAGCACGGATTTTGACCTGTACGTGCGCCGCATCGTCGCGCTGCGGCTCGACGCCATTGCCTTCGGGATTCTGGCTATCTGGGCCGTGCGGACGTTCCCGGTCGGCATGCGTTACTGGAAGAACGTGATCGGCCTCGCGGGCGCGGCCGGCGTGTTCGCAACCATCCAGATACTGATGGGCCGGATCGACGTCGGCGTATTCTTCCTGCGCGCGTTTTCTTTCTCGCTCGCCTCGGCGTCCTTCGCGGCTATTGTCGTGTGGGCGTATTTCCAGTCATGGGCGCATCTGGAAGCGGGCGGAGAATCGAAGGTGATCGGCTGGTTCAGCACCCGGAGCTATGCCCTCTATCTGTGCCACGGCAGCGTCGTGCGGACGATGCTCAGGCATGGATGGTTTGCCGAACGCCCGGTCGTCTCGTTTCTAATCTTCGCGACCGCGACGTTGGTATTGGCAGAGGCGGCGCACCGGCTGATCGAACAGCCATTCATGCACCGCCGTCCGCGAGAGATTCACACGGCAATCAGCGGACGCGTCGTGCGCGAATAACTCCGGTAGCTGTCAGCGTGCTCGTGCTGAAACTCGCGGTAGCAGTCAGAAAAACTGTGGTTGATCCTGAGACGTTGAACCGCTGTACCGGCGCTACCAGTGAAAGGTTGTTCGATGCCGCCTGAGTAGCGCTGTTTATCCCTCTAATACCGTTAGTTCCATTCGCCCCGCTCGTCGTCGTAACCGTAGTTTGGGCGATTGTAATTATCGTGCCGGCAGCTGATATAAATTCGACGTTCCCGCTCACGTCCCAATCACCCGCAGTCAGCACGATGCTCGTGATATTGGCAGTCGTCCCACTGGTCAGGGAAACACCAGTTCCGGTGGCCGTCAGGAACTCGCCAACGCTGCCCGCATTCGCATTGTCAGCCGCGGTTGTTCCTTTGATTCCAACCGTGCTCGACGGAGAGATCAGACCTGACGCAGAGAGCGTCGAAAACGATCCTGCGGTTCCAGTAACGCTTCCCGAGAACGTCACATTGCCGGCGTCGTCCATCGACATCGGCGTCGCGCTGTTCGCGCTGTTGACGATCTGGAATGCACCATTGAACGCGCGGATAAACTTGTTCGGCGTTGTAACTCCGTTGCCTCCGAGGACAATCGCTGCGCCCGATCCGGTATTGCCAGTGGCGTTAACGACGATCGTGCCGCCGCTTGTCGCTGAATTCGTGATCGTTAAGACACCCGTCAGGTTGGGCGACGCAGACGGCGCCGCACCAGTCACGTTCGCAACCTGCACATTCGCCCATGCGGGTGCAGTCGATGCCCCTGTCGAGATGATCGCCTGGCCTGAACTCGATCCGGCCGGATTGAGCAACTGCACCGGGTTGAGCGTGGCTCCGAACGAGGAAACAGCAGCGCATGCCAGCGCGAGAGCGGTGAGGATTCTTTTCATGGTCATTTACCGTCAGGAATTACGGCGTCGTCGCCGATAGTTGATGTGAGAGCCTTGTCGCAGTGGCCGCGGTTGATCCAGTTCAGCGCCTTGCAGAGGATGCATCCCCATCGGCGCCCGGCGTTGCGCGCCTTTGCTGCGCGCTCACTGATCGTTTCGTTTGGCGAACCTGCTGCGAGCGTGTTGAGCGCCTGGTCGAGCAGGATCAGCCAGTTCATCAGGTAGCGAAGAATCAGGTTCATTGAGACGCCCCCGGCGTGGATTGAGCGAGCAACTCCGTCTTGCGATCACTCGACTGGCTGCTACCGAAGTAGTAGGCGACGACCGCCGACCACGAAGCTCCAAGGGCTCCCAGCATCAGCATCAGGGCGTCGTGCGCTTCCTTCTGGATCGGATAGAACATCATCAGCGCGAGGCAGCCGAAGAACCCAAGCGTGACGAAGACAGCGAGAAAAGGCGCCGTCATGCTCTTGGTGCTGATCTGCATGGCACGCGCGCTGGCGCGGTCCTGAACTGCCAGAGAAGCAAGCGTCTCCGTGTTCTTGAATCCGGCCTGCGCCATTGCGAGCGCATAGTCCTGATCCTTTGCCCTCATGGCTGCGAGCTGCTCAGGCGTCGCACCGCTGATCGCCGCAGCGAGTGATGCTTGACGATCATCAGTCGATGCATCGGGCTTTGGCGTGATACCGAATACACTTTCCAGAGCCACGACTGCGCCACCGGCAAGCGGACCGCCCAATGCGGTAGCGATCGTCGGCGCGAGCGTCTTGACGACGTTCAATGCTGATGTCCATGCGCTCATGACGCGGCCCTCCGCAAATTACCAGCGATCCGGTTAGCCCAGCCTTTACCGAAGCTCTCGAAAGCAGCGAGGCTCGTGTAGTAGAGAAGGCGCGAGGCGTTGAACAGGATGATGAGTTTCATTGGATCTGCCGCGCGCACTGCGCCGACCGTGATAGAGCCAATCACGCCGTCAGCCGTGACGCCGGCCGCCTGCTGAAGCCATTGCGCCGGGTGACCGCCGTTGTATGCGGCGTCGAACACCTGAAAGCCAATGCGCGGGTCGAACTGGTCGCACTGATACGCATCCCAATAGTTCTTCTTCGCGATTGCCTTGGCAGTCTCGAGCGGAAGGTCTTTCATATCGCCGGCATAGCCCCATGCGCGCGCGACGCGGGCCGTCACTCCGAACATGGTTTCTCCACCAGGATCGGCCGGGCTGTTCACATAGCCGCCCTCGTTGCCTATAAGGGCCGAGAAAGCGTCATCAAAGGCGCTCATTTCTGGCTCCTGTATTTGCGGATCGAGATATAGGTCTGAACGACGCTATAAATGGTTGATGCGAGTAACGCGAGGCCGGACAGTGTGATGCTGTCGATCGCATGGCCCATTACCACCCCGACCCAGGCCGGCGCCGTCTTCGCGGCGGCGACAATTTGTTCTTTGTAATGATCCATTGCCGGTCGTCCTTTAAGGCGTATAGAACTGGTTCAGATACCAGATCGACGCGTATTTGAAGAACTTATAAATCGAAGATGCGGTAGTTGGTTGATTCACACTGTTGTGAATCGAAATGCCCAAACCATTGATGTACGTCGTGTTCGCGTTGCCGGACTGAACTGTGAATTCCTGCCCGTCGAATCCGCCGACAAAGTTTGTTAGGTTCGTGGCACCTCCGTTTACAACGGTTGCCGCATCGAGCCCCATGATTAACGGGGCCGTCCCGGCGATGGCCGGAAGTGGGACTGGGTGTTTGTTTTTCCTGAATGACCAGCCAACATAATTCGCGCTCGGCCCCGACGCCTGGAACGCGTTACCGTTGACGCCAGTCAATTGCGAAAAATCGTTGTCGCAAAACTCGCAATTCAGGTAGGTCAGGTTGCTGCGAAACCCGATATTCAGGCCGAAAATCGTATGCGGCGTCGGGTTGAAGTCGATCACCCGGTTACCGTTGATCTTGATGTTTTCGTATAGCGCAGTCGGGATACTTGCGGTCAACGTCGCATCGACCCAGATGCCGTCCTGAGATCCATTCCCGGCGAAGTTGCAGGAATCGATGATGTTGTCCACCACCGTCGCATTCGCGAGGTTCCCGCCGAGGTCAGTGCCGAGCTTGATGCCCTGCTGTGACGAGAACCTGATGTAGTTGTTGCTGACGATGTGATTGGAGCTTACGTCGATGCCAAACAGGCCCGCGTAGATGACGACGTTGGAATCGAATACGAGCCCCTCGTTCGAACGTGTTCCATCCTGGCCGAGGCCGATTCCGTCATTCCCTGCATTGCGGTTGTCGTAGCAGATGTTGTTGGAGACCGTGATGTACTGATCCCCTGCGCCGACCACGATCATGAACCCGTTCTCTGCCGCGCTGCTGACGATATGGGTAGGAGGCGTGGCGCGGTTGACGTAGTTGCCCTCGATGACAACGTACTGTGCCACCGTGAAGTTGCTGATGTTAGAGTTGTAGCCCGTCTGGATTGCGCTCGAGCCGCAACTGATGATGGAGTTGTCCTTGATCTCCCCATTCGTCGAGCAATAGGCGGTGATGCCGCCCCACCCGATATTTTCCAGCCTATTGCGGTTGAACCTGTAGTTCGACACGCTGCCGGTTGCCGGATTGAGGATGATGCCGTTGTAGATGAAGTTGCGGATATAGCAGTTTTCGACAAACAGGCCGGACACCGGCAAGGTATTCGAAACCGCTCCGAAAGCCTGCGCGGCATTGTTCGCGATATTCCCGTCCATGCCGAGATCACGAATGCCGCAGTTGTTGCCGTTCAGGATAAAAACCGCATTCGGATTGAAGCCATTGAAACCGGTTGCGTTCGACGGGACAGTAACCGTCGTGGCGTACATCGAATCGCCGCAAATCGTCACGTTCGACGGAACCACGATCGACGATGAAACGACTGTCGTGCCATGCGGGATAAACACCGTACCGCCGCCCCTCGATGAGGCATAGACGACCGCCGCGCGAATGGCGCTGGTATCGTCCGTGACGCCGTCGACCTTGCCACCAAAGCGCGGGTCCGTCACGTCGATGAAGTTGTTGATGCGGTTGTAGAGCGCGCTGCCGCTGGAAACAGAGGCGTCGGTCACTGAGCCAGGGTTGGGAGTGCCGATCGCGATGGTTGTCCCGATCTTGACGTTGACCTCTTGCACGCCCACCGGGATCGGACTGTTGAACGTGAGCGTCGTCCCTGAAACCGACATCTGGTCGTCGGCCTGATATGCAGCGTCGAAGAACACCCACATGTTCGCCGAAGCACCCGGCGCGATCGGAAGGGTCAGCGTTGTCGTCACCCCCGGAGTAAAGTTCGTGCCGCTGACATACTTCGCATCCGTGATGTTGCCTACCAGGCCCGAATTGGAATCCTCTGTTACCTGATCCCAGATCGTGACACCCGACGAGTCCTTGACGATCTGGCGATAAACGCCCGAGCCCCAGATAAGCGCCTGACCGCGGCTATCGAGCGTGACAGGATTGGTGTTGGCGATCGTGCCGGCCGCGTCCTGATATGTCGGCTTCGGGTTCAGCGTGCCGGGGAAATAGAACCCCACTGTGCCGCTTGCCAAGGGAAGCCCGTTCTGGTCAATGAACTGCGACTTCGCGTTCGGGAGGATTTGCATGTGGGCCTCAAAACAAAAAAGCCACCTCTTTGGGTGGCCTATAATGAAAAAGCCCTCACAGGGAGGGCTTGGGGAACTACATGTTCGAAGTGCTAGACATTCACGGCAGAGTTATTGCCGTATTCGGCAGAAAACGCGGGACGCCTTTTGAGATTGATGAGAGAAAGCTGAAAACCGCACCTGTATGGCAGCCACGCCATCAATCGCACTGGCTGATACGCTTCGTGTTTCCGTTACTTGTCCCAATCGACGCGTGGATTGGACAGCGATTCCGATAGCTTGTTGGCCGCGCGCCGGTTGACGAACTCCGTCGCCTTTCTCGTCAATGCAGCCCCTGCTGGAGCCGCCACCGCAGCACCGAGCGGCCCGAACAGCGCAGAGGCAGCACCAGTCGTTGCGGCAGTCGGCGCCCAGATGACAGCCTTCTGAAGCAGGTTATGACCCTGCACCGCGGCGCCGGGATAGGCAGTCGGCTTTTGCAGGACGTGCCCGGCATCGTTCAGCGTGCGGAATCGGCTCATTTCTGCATCATCGAACAGCAGCCCCATACGCGAGCGCTGATCATTCAACTGCTTCGTCACCCTGGCAGCGTTCCATTCGGCGCCCTGACCGGCTTTGTTCACCGCGTCCGCAAATACCCCCTTCATCTCGGACAGAGCCTGCTGAGCCGTTGGCTGAAGCGGTTCAGGTGCATTCTTCAGAGTCTCGACAATATGGCGAAGCTGGCCGACCGGCATCGAAGTCAGTTTCTGTCCGACCTTCTCATCGGGCACGATCTGGTTTATACCGTTCGGCCCTTCCTCATTGAGCAGCGAGGAAATGCCTTTCGGGTTGTCGAGCACATTCTTGCGCTCAGCATGTAAAGCGCGGGCCTGTGCGTAGATGTCGTCACCGGCCGACTTCGCAACATCCGTATCGAGCGTTTCCTTGATCTTCCCGATTAGCCCTGAATTCTGCGGAGACCATTGGCCGTTGATGTACTGGCGAACACCTTCGGCCTGCTTCGCCGTCATCGGGTTGAAGGAGCCATCTGCATTGCGAATGCCCTGCTCTTTCAGATACGCATTGATGCCGCGGCCGAGCGCGCCGTTTTCCGACTTGCCGGCGAAGTTCGATTTCGTATCCATCATCGACTTGAACGAATCCGCGTCGATGCCAGCGATGCCGCCCGCGCGCTGATCGGCCGCCTGGTAGACGCCCTTTACGGCGCTGTCGTAATAGTCGTTCAGGTCGCGCAGCGGCTGACGGATGATCTGGCCGGCCTCTTCGGGAGAGGCGGATCGAGCGCCAGTGTCCTGAGCGATCTGCTGGGAATAGCTGTCTAGCGCGGTACGTTCCTTGTCGAACTGCGCGCGCAGCACTTCGCCTTGTGGCGTATCAGTCTTGGCGAGCTGGTATTCGTTGCCGGCCGAGAACTTGTCACCGGAAATTGCGCTCGGCCGCGTCTGCGTCAGGCCAACTTCGCGCATCAGGTCCAGATTCTTCTGCTGCTGGTCAGGCGCGAGCGAGGCTTTGACGGTCGATGGAGTCGAGTCGTCGAACTTCGGCACTTCGGCGGGCACGGCAGGCGGAGCAGCAGGAACGGCCTTGCTGGTGTCGTTCGCCGCGGCGCTGGCCGGAACGAGTTGCGTCGATGGCGCCTGCGGAAGATCGGGACGGCCGCCACTCGCATCGTTGACCGCAACACGGTTGATTCCAACCGCATCATTCGGCGCGCGCGCAATCGTCGAGGCAGGAGGAGGCGCCGCGACCGGTTGGTCTGCCTTGAGAATGGCCGACAGGTCATTAGCGGCCGGCGCGACTGGTATCTGTCCTACCGGAGCTTGCTGAATCCCCTGCGGAACAGGTCCGACGCCACGATTGGCCAGCTCAACGCTGCCGGGAGTCGGTGCAGGCACATCAGCGCGGCCGATCGACTTGACGAGGCCATTGGCGCGGCCGATCAATTCCGGCGCGACGATCTGCGCTGTTGCACTGGGAATCACATCGTTGATCGTCCCCATCAGCGGACCTTGGTTCTGCACGAAGTTCTGCTGATAGGCATTCGTCAGAGTCTGGACCGGCGCGCTGTTGGTGATGACGCCGAGCGCGTTGTTAGCCACGCGCCCGATGTCAGCATTGGCCTGTTGGCCGCCGGCCGTCTGCGGATGATAGGTGAGCGCATTCTGGACGGATTCACCGATCTGCTTCGCGCGGTCGAACGAGACTCCGGGCAATGCCGCAGCACCGACGCGCGCGATGGTACTAATAGGCGTTGCAATTGCACCCGTCGCGAGCGTTGCAAGCGGTTCGACAGCGGCGCCAATGGCATTGCCCACCGTCACCGGGGCCGGGCCAGCTTGTGCAGACTTCGCCGGCTGCGTGGCCTTCGGCGCATCCTTGGCCGACATCACGCTATTCGCCATCGCGAGCAGAGGATCATCAGCGGCTTGTGCCGATGCCGTGGCGGGAGTTGACGACGCCGCTGTAGAGCCTGACATCACGCCATGCGCCATGTCTAGCAATGGATCGCCGGTCGATGCCGGCGACGACGAGGTGGCCGGCGAGGTGGAAGGCGTCTGCGGTTTTGCTTGCGGCATGATCTGTTGTCCAGTAGCCGAGATGACGGGTGCACTCATCTGCTGCGGGCTGAGTTCGGCAGCGTTGGCAGTCCCTGAGATGGCAGACGCAACCGCATCCCCGAATTTCCTCACCATTCCAACGGCACCGGCCAGCTTGTTTGCATAAGCCGAATCTTCTGCGTAGCCGCCTGCCTTCAGCGCTTTGCCATATGCAGACGCATCAGAACCCGCTCCAACGGCTCCCTTGTAGTTGCTGCTGATCAGGTTCGCGAAGTCGTTGCCGAACGCCTGTGGGTTCGCATACGCGCGATACTGGTCATTCGAGCCAGTCTGGTTATCCGTCGCGGCGACGCCCGGTCCCTTGATGTTGCCGAGATTGTTCGTGCCGGGAATGACCGACTTGCCCCATCCCGTCTCAAGTCCCCATTGCCCGAGCAGCACATCAGGAGCGACACCGATCCTCTGGCCGACGCTCGCCGCGACCGGCGCATATTGCTGGATGAACCCTTGAATGTCCGGCATCAGAACGCCCCGAGCGCCTTCATGGCCTGATAGTCCTTCGTCCACTGCTGAAGCTTTCCTTCAGTCTTCAGTTTCTGCATGGCGGCCTGCTGCGCAGCGGGATCGCCGAGCGAGCGAACGTAGGACACATCAGGATTAAACGACTGGTTCCACTTCGTTTCGAACTGCGGGAGCGCGCTCGTGTTGTTGCCGTTCTGCGCGAGGAAGTTGGTCGTAGCCTGCTGACGGTCTAGAACAGCCTGTTGCAGACCCTTCACATGCTGGATCGACTCGAGCAGGGCCGGCGCGTTCATGTGTGCCGGGTCCGGCTGGCCCGCCTTCGCCGCGGCAAGACGTGAATCACTGCCTGATAGACCGAGCGAGGATGCAGCCTGATCGGCGGCACTGTTCAGGTAGTTCACGAGAAGCTGATTGTTCTTAACAGAATCCGATCCAGCCTGAATGCCGAACGTGTTCAGCAGTGCGGGGACATTCAGCGCCGCGGCTGCACCCTTGCCGGCGATCGTGCCTTGCAGAGCCTGAGCCGCCATGTCGTAGGTCTGCATGAGCGGCTTGGCCTGGCTTGCGGCCTGCTGAAGCGAGCTATAGCGTTGACCGGCAGCATCGGCGATACCCTGCGCGCCCATCGGGGGAGCCGTCTGATAGCCGCCGCCTTGCTGCTGCGGAACCTGACCGGAATCCATTTGGCCCTTCGTGTACGTGACCGGCTGGCCGCCCTGGTTGATCGTGACCCCTGGCGCAAGCGCTTCACTCTTTGAGAGCCCGTTCTGGACCGTATAGCCGACCGAGCCGACACCGCCGAGCGCCAACGGGTTCTGATTGACCGCAACAGTCGCCGGGCCTGTGTTGACGGGTGCAAACTGGGGCTGAAGTGATTTCAGTTGCTCGCCGACAGCGCCGATTGCCGCGAGGTGCCGTTGCAACCAGAGCGAATTTTGCTGAGGCGTCGATCCGAGCGGCGGAAGATCCGAGAGTTGGCCTTGCACCTTCTGCGGATCACCCTGAAAGTTGTGCACGAAGTCTGTCGCGGTACGCATAACGTCTGCCTGAAACGTCGGCGACGCCGGATCAATGGCCCCTAGCCGCTGATTCAGGAATCCGTTCTGCTTCATCGCGAGGTCGAAATTCGTCGTGTTCAGCGTGGTCTGCTGCTGCTTCTGCGCACCGATTCCCTGAATGACTTGAGGCAGGTTATATGCCGCATCGGGATTCTGAGACAGGATACCGACGAGCTTATTGTTATCTACCTGCCCGGTATTCGGATCGGTCGCCTGTTGGTAGGCTGCGGACGTGGCACGGTTCGCTGCAAGTTGTTGTTGCTGAGCCATGCCACTTGCATTAATAGCGCGATACTGCGCAACTGATAGTGCCTGTTGCAGAGGATTGATAGGGGCAGGACGGTTCGCGTTCAGAGCGATGCTGGGGTCGATTGGCATTTTTCCCTCTAGACCGTGAAGCCGTATTGATTGGCGCCGGTAGTAGTCCCTGCGGCCGCGGCGTTTGACGTGCTGGCGTTGTTCGTCATGAGCCCATAGGTCAGCGCACTGTTGCCGGCCCCATTCAATCCGGAAGCAAGCGCGTTCGCACTGCCAATCGTGCCCGATGCGACGGCGTTCGCGCCACTCGTGAGCGTGTTGCCGATGTTGCCGACCGCCTGCGCTCCGAGAGAACCATTCGTCGCCGCCGCGTTCTGGCCGCTGCCAACGATGTTCGTGAGCCGGTTGACGTTGTTCGCCGCGCTGCTGTAGTTCGTGTTGAACGTCTGCAACGCACGGTTGAACACGTCGTTGTACGTTGAATCGGCGAGGCCAGTGGCATAGCTCGCAGCACCCTTCATCGCAGCACCAGAGACGCCAAGCCCCCGCGCGGCCGCGCTGTTCTGCACCGCTTTCAGACCTTGCTGCTGCGTGAACTGATAACCGGGCGCCGACATGGCATCAGCGGTATTCGGCGCTGTGAACTGCTTCGTCAGCATCGAATTGGCGAGCGCGTTCTTGAGCGGGTCAATGTAGCTAGCCCCCAAGTCCATGTAAGGCTTAAGGTTGGCTTGGGTGGTGTTGTACTGGTCGTTCTGAAGGTGAGCAGCGTCTTCGGCGGCTTGAGCCTGCGTGTTAGCAGCACTCTTGGACGCGTCACCACTGATCACCGCTCCAGCGATCGAACCGACTGCGGCGGCAGCAAATCCCCATGGCATGGCGTCACCCCTTAATCAGAACTTGGTCGACCTTTTCGGGGTCGGTTTCATCGGTCGCATGCACGCAGAACCAGACTGAATCGGTGATCGCGTCAATGCGGTGTTTGCAGTTCGCCGGGATCACGATCGCGGTCGGTCCAAGGTGTTTCTCAGGTGCGCCGTCTATCGTGACCATCACTTCGCCCTGCGCAAGGATCGAAATGTGGTCGTAAATATGTTCGTGTGTCTCGGCATAGTGACCGGCCGGCAGCGTCATCTGTTTGGCGTACTCACGCCCCGAAAAGAAGTGCTTGATATGCAGATCGATCATTTGAACTTGTCCGTGCGGATGCATACGATCAGCGTCACGCGGTCTGTGCTGCTGTTGTTCTCGACCCAATGATTCTTCCGGTTGTCAAATCGCCAGATGTCGCCGACCTTCGGATTCAGCGCTTCTGCGATGCCGCCGTGGTCGCACCAGAATTCCGCGCCCGGATCGCTGCGAAGCGACACATAAAACTTGTCGTAGTACTCGACGTGCCATCCCTGATCGACATGCGGTGCAATACCGCCGCCTGGCGGAATGCGCGTGATCAGGACGCCCCCAAGCATTTCTCCGTCCACGGCAGCCATCAGCCCGAAGATGACCGGGCGAAGCTCGGGCAGCGCGTGCCAGGCTGGATACCAGACCGGAACATGCTCCGCATTGAACGACTCGCGATCCTTGTATCGAGCCTTGTCGTTGTATCGGACCCAGATGTCGGACATGCGCGCGTGAGGACTACCATCCGATTCCTTTCGCTCCCGGTGCGAGTCCCACAGTTCCGGTTGTGCATCGATCGCAGCGATGAGCGGCGCGACATCTACGCCTGACGCTATTTGCAGGAAATGTTTCATTTAGCTCGGCAGGTATTCAATGCCGCTGACGTTCAGCGTGCAGGCGAGGCCATCGGCGAAAATCTGCGTGCTGGGCTCGAGCTTGTGATTGATGACTTCGGGAATCGAGACCGTCAAGCCAGCGCCGACAACCTTGCTGCCGATCTTCGTCGGCGAGCCCGCTGTGCCGCCGTTCGGCACCTTGTAGATATTGACCGTCACCGGCGATCCAGTGGGATTCGACACGCTCACCGCGTGGACAGCGCCATAGGTCGATGTGGGCGTCGTGTAGTAGGCGACAGCAGAGCCCGTCAGGGTCTGCCCTGCCACCATTTCCCGATATTTCGTCGTCATGCTTTAGCCTCGCGCATAGACTTTTGACACGCCGACCGGAATGGCCGAAGTGAAGGTGATCGTGTTTCCCGAGATGCTGTACTGATCCGTCGCCTGGAACGAAGCATCGAAGTGCACGAGAACCGCAGCCTTCGACGCGTAGACCTTCGAGAGCGTCAGCGCTGTCGTCGTGCCGGGCGTGAAGTTCGTTCCGGCGGTAAAAATGTCCTCGACCGGATCGGATGCAAAGGCAGGTATCGCCACAGCCTCCGGAGGAAAGTCAAATGCTGCTGGTTGCCAAGCAACCGGTGCAGGCGCGTCCTCAGCGGGCGCGAACAGCGGATAGATGGCTTGGGCGTCGATCAGGGGCGAGTAATCGATCTGCGTGCCGGGTGTAGGCGTACCGCCGCCGCCTGAACGCTGGAACAGCGCAAGCAGGAACGCCCACCATACCGGGCTGATTGGCTCGGGCCGACCGACGAGAAACGACGCGCTCGGCTGCGGGATATTCGCGTTGGTCGCCTCGGTCACGTGCGCGCCCTCGACACGTCAACCCATGCGCCATTCAATGCAGTTTTCACCGGTGCAGACCACGACAGTTCGAACACGCGGTCACGCGCGTAGCCAAGACGCTGATACTGGATCGATGTCAGATAAGCACCGACCTTGCCCAGCGATCCCTGAATGAAGTTTCCCCAACTCCTGCCGCGGTCATCGCTCCAGCGAAGTCTGATTTCCGGCTCTGCTGAGTCATCGGGTAGCCCATTGCCGACTTCCATATCCGCGATGAACTGGCGGAACATGACGCGGTTTCCGTCGCCACCCAGGATATGCGGGAAGGCGCGGATATACTCCATCGTCACGCCGTTATCGGTGTAGGCGTTCTGATCGAGGGCATAGACGGCGCCCGTTTCCCAATCGCCGACCAGATTGCGACCGTTGTTGAATGAATGGCAGTTCATCCGGTGCCGGCTCAGTGTGCCATCGTCTTCCAGATAGGCTCGCTGATGCCATTGCTGCGTCACGACGTCAAAGCACCAAGTGGCATTCGCAGTCGGGAACGTCAGCACATAGAAGGCGTGGCCGCCCTGCTGATACGAAAATCCTATCGCGTCATCCACGCGCGAATACTTGGAAAATTCCTGCTCGATCGAATGCGTTGAGATGCGCTCGGCCATGTAATTGCGGCCGGCGAAAACGACGTTCTGACCTTGCAGGTCTTTCCCGAGCCAGAATAGCGCCAGATCGATCTTCGCGACCGAGTGTTTCGCCGCGCACCCGTGCTCGATGAACACGCCAGGCATGCGGCCAAACGTAAAATCCGTCGCGCCGGTGTTGTACCAGACCTCAGTCGTCAGTTCGCCGAACAGCCAGATTTCACGGTGCATCACGGCAAGCGTGACCAGGTTGTCGGAATAGGTCGATTTCGACGCGATGTCGAGCGGATCGAATGCCACGCTTTCGAACAGCGAGATAAAGAACTGCGTAGTCCCTGGCCGATTGAACAGGAAATATCCGTCAACCAGATCGACCTTATCCGCGCCGTAGAACGCCGGGTCGGAACACAGCGTCATCACATTCGATGACAGGTTTATCGTGAACCCTGCCGCAGTGCCGTCAACGATGAACACATCGGTTCCGTTGTCCACCATCGATACCGGACCAGAACGCGACGCCAGAACGCCCATGAGCGTGTAGACGTTCGTCGAACTGACCGAATACACGTTCTGCCCGACTGCCTCGTAACGGTTGCCATTGCTCGCCGTGTAGATGCAGCGGCTTTCGCCTGAGTCGGGCGGGGTCGATACCAGCGTCAGGCCCGGCGTCGGGTAGTAGGTGAACGGACACGGCGCGTCTTGAGGATTCGCCTCTGCGTACAGATTCACGCAGCGCTGAGCCTCGGCAATAACGCTTCGCGTCTGGTATGCGCCGGTTGTGAGCGGGACTCGCATTAGTTGCTCGAGTTGTCGCTGTAGATGTTGTAGCGCGACTTCGTCATCAGGCCGCGCGGCATCGTCAAAGACGGAATCTGCGTATTCATGCGCTTGATCACTCGCTTTGCGTTCATCGCGAGCCGCACCAGCGAGGGCGGCGGCTCAAGCTGATAGGACGGGCACAGGTAGACCCCGAGGTTGTAGCGCAGCGCGGCGAGATACGGGGGCGGCAGATTGATGACAGTGGCAGCCGTGGCAAGCTGCGGCAGCGTCTCCATCGTCACGATGTGCAGCTCGTAGCTGCTGTTCGGCACCGGATAGAGGAACAGGTTGCCCAGCGGAAATGCCGAGTCATAGAACGCATACTCGGGGAACGACGAGAGCGTTTTGAGGCTGATGCGCGAATAGTCCTCGCGCGCGTCGATCATCGTGATGCGGTAATCGACAGCACTTCCCGCGCCGCTGCTTTGCAGGCGAGCGTATGCCGCGTTGATCTTGACCGGGCGCGTGACATTGAAATCGCCACCGAGACCGACCGTGTAGGAAACTGACCCGTTCGCCTGATGCGCGGTATCGACCAGGTGATAGACGCTCAACCGCTCCGCATCCCACTGGCCGAGCATCATGTTCAGTGTCCCGAGCGCGTCGGCCGTATCTTCGGCCGAAATGGCCTGCCCGATGCCGACCGCGCCGATATCCTTCAGCGCCATCATGAACAGATCAGTTCCGGTCGTCACACTGCCTCCAGCGCCGTGCGGATCTTGTCAGCCGACCAGCGCTTGTCGATCTTCACGCCCTTTTCCTCGGCGATCTGGATCAGTGCCGCACGTTCGTCGGTCTGCTCGGGTTCAAGCGCGGCCTCTTCTTCAGCGCTGTTCACGAGCTTGCCGCCGACCCACTTCGGGTAGTGCTGGAACGTTTCGGAATCGACATGCACTTTCGGCGGTACATGCTTGTAGTCCGACCAGCCTTCACCGAGCGCTTCGAGTTCCTCGCGTGAATGCACAAGGCGTTCTTCCTCGCCTTTGCGCGTCCATTTCGGAAACTCAACATATTTGTAGGGCATGAGCCACTCCAGAAGGATGCAGGGGCCGCACGTTATTCCGAACATGACGGCCCCTTGTTCAATCAGCCGGCGATACGGCAGGCGAGTTCCTGATAAATCGGACGCCATCCGTACAAAACGTCGATACGGCAAGGGAACGTGTCCGTGCCGATCGCATACTGACGCACGATCCGCATGGAGATGCCCTTGTGATTGCGGCGGTCGGCGAAGTCCACGCCTTCCGGCATTTGCAGATCAGCCGTGGCGAGCGTGAAGGCGTTCTTGTGGTACGCCAGGTTCACGGTGTATTGCGTGCCCGCGGCAACGTCCCACGTGACGACAGCAGCGTTCGCCGGGCCGGCCGAGACCGTCTGGTACTGCTGGTTCGACGCGGCCGTATTGATCGCCGGGAAGATCGACAGCGTTGCATTGCCCGAGCCGTCAGCCGTTGCAGCAGCCGTCACGGTGAACTGACGCAGCACGCGCGTGGACTGACGCGATTGCGGGTTCACTGCGAAGACGCCAGCGATGGTGAACGTGTCGCCCGCGGCAACCGTGCCAGCAGCACCGAGGCCGGTCACGAGCAGCGTGCTACCCGTTTGACCTGCGCCCGAGACCGTGCCGTTGGTGCGCGTGCCGGCGGTCGCCTGACGAATGTTCTGGTCCATGCCGATGTCGAAGCCCAGCGCCGGAACGAAGATGCCGCTTTCGTACTGGTCGCTGATCGGGCGCGGCGCGTTGAAGAGACCCGCAGCAGCCTTGACCATCGAGCCGTTTGCAGCCGGATCCCACACGACCGTACGCTGACCGTCGCGCGGCGTGGCTTCCTGATCGAGGCGCGTGCCGGCAGCGAGCAGCGTGGCGATGTCGTTCGGCGTGGTGCCTGCGGTGCCGACCTGGTTCGCGACCGACGTGTACAGGCCGAGGCCGTCGAAGTCGATCTTGTTCGCGATGGTCGCCATTGCCGGTTTCAGGTAGCGATCGGCGAAGTCGTCGATGTTCAGCGTGAGTTCCTGCGACGAGAACGTGAAGTCAACGTGGAACTGCGTGTCGAGCGTGACCGGCACGACGGTTTCCACCACGTTTTCGATCGCGAGCGCGGGGCCAGTCGTACCGACGAAACGCACCGGCTTGCGCACGTTCACGGTCGAGCCGACCTTTGCGCCTTTGACGGCGAACTCGTCGCTGTATTCCTTGTTGACCCGGCCCGAGAAGGCCAGGTTGTTTTCAAGGATCATCAACGACTTGTCGAGGATCTTGCTGGTATTGAGAAGGGTATTAGCCATTTTTCAGCCTCATTTGGAGCCGTGTTTCTTCCACCACGCGATCTGCTCTGCGGCCGATGCGAATTCCTCGGGCTCGACAGGCGACGACCGTCCGCCGATCGGGTTGATCGGTGCGGGGGCGTTGGAAACGGGTTTGGGTTTCGCCTGACCGACCGTCGTTTCGAGACGGGCCAGTTCAAGCGCCATGCGCAACGGAGGAAGGGACAGCAGGCGTTCAGCGACTTCCGGGTTCTGGCCGAGGTGATGCAAAACCTTGTGGCCGGCATCCATCGCAGTCACGGCTTCGAGAAACTCGGGCGATGCGCCGCCGAGCATCTGGAACGTGCGCAGCGACGAATCCCAATCGGGAAATTCAGTTTTGCCCGCGTCAAAGACCTTGTTGCAGGCATCGTTGAACTTCTCTTCCTGGATCAGGCGCTTGGCTTCGGCCCGAATCTCGTCAGCGGTCATCTGCTTAGGCTGAGACTGGCTGTCTGCCGGCTGCTGGTACTGCCGCAGCCGCGCTTCGAGTTCTTCGCGCTGTCGTCTTTCCTCGTGTTTCTCCCGCGTGAGTTGGTCAATGCGCCGTTGAACCCAATCGTTCTTGGGTTTGTCCTGCTGCGGCTGCTCGACGTGCTCTGCGGGTTGCTCGGCGCCCGGTTCCGTGCTGACTTCAGCGGGCAGTTGCGCCTGTTCCGTGGAGGCCGTAGGCGTGACGTTCTCTACTGCTGATGCGTTCTCATCGGTTTGCATGGACGTATCCAAGGATTGAGCCTCGTGATGCCGCACGAGTACGGAAAGCAAAAAGGCCCGCTCCTTTCGGAAACGGGCCTTCTGAAAAGGTATGGTGCGGAGTCTTAGCGCCGACCTATAATTTGCAGATCAGTCGTTCACCCAATGGAGCCAAGATGGGAATCACCCAATATTTAGTCAGCGTCCGCAATAAACACGGATGGTCTGGGTTGATCCTGCATGGCGTAATTGTCGGGACAGGTATTTCTCTTATCGCTCTATCGGCGCTTGCTCTACATGTGCTGTCTTCGGCGAGCTAGCGCCTAGCGCTGACCGCCGATGATGTATTGCTCACTCGTCGGCACGATCGCGCCGGCCGTCGTGTTCACGAACTGGATTGCCAGGGTGTTCGCCGCCGAGACGCGCACATTGCCGATCGACAGACCTGCCTGATGCGACGCCTTGTTGATGTCGAGCGAATCACCGACTTGCAGGCCGGGAACCGTGAACGTCTGCTCAGCAGTCGTGTTGGCGCCGACCGATGCGGGCGTCAGCGTCTGACGGATGATGAACAGCGTTGAGACTGGCGTCAGATTCGACGCGTCCTGCAATACACCGATATAGCCGGCCATGATCGAATCCCTATTGAGGTTGAGCGGGCAAAGAAAAACCCGCGCTCGGCGGGTTCGGTTGGGGTTGATTCTGCTGCGCGCCTTCGGGCGGCAAGGGAGTATTTCCCTCTGGCGCTCCGGTCTGCATCATCTGCATCACGACCTGAGTTGCCACATGCGCGACGACTTGCGGGTCGAGCGGCTGACCCAGCGCCTGCAAGCGCTTCGTTTCCGCGTCGTATGCCTTGATTCGCACTTCGTCGGCATCCTTGCCAGCGCGCGCGTCCTGCAACTCAGAAGTCAGATGCTCGATCATCTGGCCCATCTGCTGCATCTTCTGCTCCATGTCCTGCTCTTGCGGGCTCTGGCCCTCGCCAAGGATTTCAGGCGGAATGGTCCGATGCAGACGTTCAGCAACTTCATCAGCCATCGGGAAGTCCGCAGCCTTGAACAACAAATCGCCGGCGACCTTCATCAAGTCCTGATCCTGCGACATGATCTGCGTCAGCGCGTGGAATGCTTCCTGCCGGCGCGTCTCGTAGTTCGGGCCGACCTCTACCGTCACGTCATAGCGGCCAATGCCGGGGTTGTAGATCAGTTGCGCGGACTCCGCGGCTGTCGGCTTTTCGGCGCCTTGCGGAGGCATCTGCGCCAGCGCGCCGTCAGGCGTACCAACTGCATGCGGCTGCTCAGGATTGATCTGCGCGAAGTCCTCGCTGCCGTCCTCGCCGACGATGCGAACCACGCGTTCCGTGTCGTACACCTTCGGGATCAGGTCAACCATGATGCGGCCGGTGTAGCGGATTGCTCGAGCCACGTTATCGATGAAGTGATACGTGGCCTTGTCGCCCTGACGTTGACGCGCGGCGATAGCCACACCAGCATCAGCGTTCGACGGCGCGCCGAACTGCTCCTGATACTGGCCCGAGGTCATCATGAGTTCCTGCTGAGCCGTTTGCATGGCTTGCAGGTATGCAGAAGCGCCTACAGGAGGCTGCTCGCGCTGCGGGCGGGGAATCTCCCGACCTTCAGCATCAACGCCGTTGTAGGGCAGATACGCCTTGTTGTCCCTGTTCGCGTTCGCCCACTCGTCCTCATAGCCTTCGATAGCTTCGACCGGCGCGACATACGGCGTCTTGGTCTGCAACGCGATGTATTCGACGTTGGCCGATGTCATGTAGTTGTACATGCGCTGGCCGTCTTTCATGTTGCGCGTGTGGCCCTTTCGCTCGACCTTGCCGTTGATGACGATTTCCTCGCCCACCACGCGCACGATCGGCAGATAGCGGCCAGGCCATTCCTTCTTGTCGATGATCTTGTCGCCGGCGATCTTGCACCACTTGAAATGCGGCTCGCTGATCTCGCGCTTCTTCACGCCCTTATCGTCGAGCAATGACTCTCGCTCTTTCTCGTCTGCGACCTCGGACAGCTTCATCGGCCCTTTGACCGGATGATTGATCAGCATGTCCTTCTTCTCGGCGCGGTAGAAGTATTCGCACACACGCACATGATTCTTGTCGAGCCAAGGGTCTCCGGTCGCTTCCATCGGGAACGTGACGCTTGCCGGGTCTTCCTCAGGGTACATCGCCTCGTATTCTTCCTTCGGCACGTCCTCGAACACGAATCCGAACTTCGCATCAGCGCCGTCCGCGGACTGAATGTCCGGGTCGAGATAGACGCACAGCGGGTCTTTCACGCGGCGAATGAATATTTCCTGCTCGAATGACCCGTCGTGCGCATAGTCCGTGATGACGCGCCAGTAACCCAAGCCGCCCTGCACCGCGAACTCAGTCGCAGTGTCGTAGGCGATCTCGGCATGCGAGTTGTACTCGATGTGGCGCATGATGCCGTCGAGAATCTTCGCGATCTGCACATCGGCCTGCCCGTCAATCGGCAGCGTCTTGATGCTCGGCTTGTTCTGCTTCGCGTCGTTGATGATCTGCAAATTGTGCTGGCGCACCTTGTTGATCGTCAGGCACGGACGGTTGTCGCCGTCTCGCGATTGCCGGATCTGGTCGGGCCATTGCCAGTTGTTGTCCGGGTCGCCGTTGGCAAACTTCATGTCCTCGACGAACAGCTTGCGGAACGACGACTCGGCATCCTCGCAACGGGCGAAACGATCCTTCGCTTCCTTGACGATCGGATCGAGATCGCTCGATTCAGCGTCGGATTTGCGTTTGCGTGCCATTTAGCCCATCCAGGCGCCAGCACCATGCACGGTGCGGCGGATTACAGGTTTGCTCGGCTTCGGAGCCTTCCCAGCACGTCGGGCGCCCTCGCAGGCATAGCGCAGCGCGTCGATCACGTGGTTATCCTTGTCTTCGAGAATCGGCAGGATCGCCCCGGTTAGCGGGTCTTCCTTGTATTTGTAGAGCGTCAGTTCGTCGATCAGATGCTTGCAGCGCGGATGCACAACGATGTCAAACGACTTCAGGAACTCGACGCCCTCTTCAAGCGATTTCGCGCCCTTAATGGCTGCGCGAATCTTCGGGAAACCGTTCTTCTGCATGTGGCTGATCGTCTCGGGCCGAGCAGAATCAGCCGTGATCGGCCACTTCTCAGCGTCAGGCACGCCCATGAACAGCTCAGGCAGGTTCACAATCTCGCAGCCAACCATGTACGCCTCGTAATCGACGTATAGGCGGTTGCCTTCAATGTCGCAGCGGATCAGCACAGAGGGATCGACCGAGAAGCCCCAGTCAGCACCAAGCCTGTGAATCGTCCCGGCCGGCCGCTCGAACTCTTCGACACGCCAATTGCGGAATACGCGGGCTTCGCTGTTCTGCTGATATGCGCCAAGCCAGATATGGGCGTACTTATCCGGGTCGCGAGACTTGTCGTATTCCATTTCATCGACAAGTTCCTGCGGGAACCACGGGTTATCGCTGAAATTCGCCTCGACGATCACTGCATTCGGCGGTGTGTTCTCGCCTCGCAGAAGCACGTCAACAGGATCAGTGCTGAAACGCGGGTTCCAGCTAAACCACAGTTCGCTGCCCGGCGCGCGGATTGTCGGCCGCAATAGATCAAGGCTGCGCTGACTGGCTGACTGCGCTTCTTCGAACCAGGCGATCTTGAATCCCTCAAGCGACTTGATGGAATCGCTCGTGTGATCCTGCATCCCCTGAAAGATGACGACACCGCCCTGCTTGGAATTGATCTGCGCGTCCAGCACGTCGAAGTAATAGCCGGCGTTCAAGCTCTCGATCTTGCTCTCGATGAGCTTCTTGACCGAAAACTTCAGCGACTTCTGAATCTCGCGTAGGCAGACTGCATCGGTCTTTTCGCGGATGCATTCCTCGACCAGCATCTCAGCGAAGAAGTGGGACTTGCCCGAACCTCGGCCGCCGTAAGCACCCTTGTAGCGAGCAGGATTGAGCAGCGGCAGATATACGCGCGGCGTCTCAATCGTCAGCGTGCTCATTTCGGATCGACGATCTTGCGCTCGATGCGATGGATCAACTCGTGCTCGCCGTTCTCTCCCGTCCCTTGAATCTGCGACAGATCGGGTAGTGTCTTGCGCAAAAGAATTTCAATAGCTTTCAGACGGCTTGCTGGCAATTCAGCCACCTCACCAAGTGCATGATTTTGCAAGACATTCAAAAGCTGACTGACCTGAATCTTCTTGCGCACATCGTCCTGATGCGTCTTGCGCAGACGGGCAGCCATTACAGGTCCACCAAGTACCGGCGATCAATGCCGCCAACGTGCCCGGAGTCAAGAATGCGGATTTCGGCGAACTCGGGACGGAAACAATCATCACGCGGATCGTACCCATCAGCCTCCCGAATGACTTCGACTTCCTTCCCGTCATTCGGGCTGCCGGGGATTGCGATGCGCATGCGCGAGTTCACAGCACCGCCCGCACATGCCCGACGATCGCTTCGAACTCATCGAGCGCGACACGTTCGGCGTTGGCGAGCTTCGTGCGGAACGCTGCGATCTTCGCTTCGAGCAGCATCAGGTGCGATTCGCGCGGGAGTTCGTCGGCCTCCGGTTCAACGACAGGCGCATCGAGTGCGGGCGCATCAACCAGCGGAGCAGCGTTCACCAGCACGTTGCCGGTACTGGCAGGCGTAGCAGCACCAGCGGGCGGTGTGGAGGCATCGTTTGGGAGTTCAGGGGTGCCCTGCGTCACAACAGGCTCGCTGCTGCTCGGCGCTGCGTCGCTCATCTGTGCTGCTGCGTCTGCAATCGGATCGCTCATGATTCACTCCAATGGTTGAGGGTGCTATGGCCCGCGTCGTGCAGAGTTCCGGCGTGCCGGCGGAGACCCACGACTTCCAGAACGTCCGATAGCTGCCGCGGTTATCTCACTCACGGCTTGAGGAAGAATTGCCAGCCCGGTTGTGCTCCGCGACGCCGACCGCCGCGTGACTGGCCGTAAACGAAAAAACCGCCCGAAGGCGGCTTGATATTCTGCAATTCATTGACTAGGCTCGGAGAGCCTACCGGCAATTCGTTGAGAGCGGCCGCGTAGTCGCGACCCGAACGCAGACGACGTCAGCGCCGCCGAACAACGTTTTAACTCTCACGACTGGCGACTGCGCGGTTTCCCGTTTTGCCGTGCACCTTGAGGACTTGCCCTATGGGGTGCTCTCTGTCGGACTTTGTTGCAATCGCCATGCGTGAAAGCAAAAAGCCCCGCGCAGAACGTATCTGGCGAGGCTTCAGTTATTTTTAGGCGAGCGAACTCACCACAGTTGGATATGCTAAATCAAAATTTCCGGGTTTACAACTGTTTTTATCGATCATCCCGAGCGCAACTAATTTCGGGCAAAGGATCGCCTTCGCTTGAGAGTAGTCGTCGGCTTGTGCGTCAGGATAGCGCGGATTTGTCCACACCGCATATTCCGACTGGAAATTTCTCATAGCCGTATTGATCGCCACCCGGTAGCGAGTCTCGAGAGCGTGAATCAGCGGCTCGATTACCTTTCCGACGCTCTCCTTGATGTTCCATTCGACCTCTGCGTTCAGGTCGTCGTAATCCATCCACTGACGGCTGATGCGGAAATCGCGGCATGCAGGCTCAGCCTTCCCGTATCCGAGCGCCGGCGAATAGTTCTGGTTCCATTCGAACCAGTCGAGCAGGAGTTCGTCGATGCGATCCATGATTTCCCCGTTTTACCTATCCGTTGTTGCCGCGCGCTGCCGAGGCAGCGAACCAGGCTATGAGGCCGAGAATGAGCAGCGCGGCGACGATTGCTATTGCTGTTTTCATCACAGTCCCTTCCCGCAGAGATATGCCCATTTGGCCCAGTCGTACACGCTTGCTTCCTCTTGAATCCAGTTCAGGATTTCTAGGCCGCTATACGCACAGAAATGCTCGAAGTCCGCTTCGAACTTCTCCCATTGCTCGGGAGTCAGGCGAGCGCGGGATAGCTCGAGGGATTTGGTTGCATCGCCGTAGCACATGGTCAGATGAGCAACTGCCAGTCGTCGGCGAGTATCGAATCCATGCCGGGAATGAATACGCAGACCGTTTCGTCCTGTTGCTTGACCGCAAGATAGGCCTTAT